CTGTGTTGTAGTGTGTTTTTGGGCTACTGGCCCGCCTCGCGGCGAAAATTAAACGTTCCGCGAGCGTAACTAGGACCATGGGTTGAGACCCGTGGCCACTGGGGGGTGTACGAAAAGCACCAAGTGACGTAACCGCGGCGGGGATGCGACCTCGCTTCTTCTACGACCGGACTCCGGCATGGTGTCGCGTTCCCAGGACATCTGGTCGTTTCGATAGGTAATAACGTGGTTGGCTACCGCGGACTGTATCCTGTCGAGTTTTGGTGCGAAAGCAGTACTGTTCACCATGCCTGCGGACCAGGCGAACGAACAACCGCGACGCTCTTTAGTGAGCGGAGGCGCGTAACAAATGCCAGCGTAGCCGATGCTGGTTTGCCTCTCCACCACACTCCTCGGACTTAGGGGTGTGATTCAGTGGATTTGAAGTTCCCGAAACAACAACAGAAGAAGAACAACAACAAAAAGCCCCGGAAGCAGCAAATGGTCGCAGGCAAAGGCGACTACAAAGCTGTACTGGGCGAAGTGAAGACGGCGTTGAAACCGGTCGTGAAGGAAGCTTTGTTGAGCGCAGGAGATGCGCTTGGTGGGCTTGTCGGATCGCGATTGGGGTCATCATCTGGTGGTGCGAAAGTAGGACGGACCTTAGCGGCACGCATGAGTAAGCTCTTTGGCATGGGCGATTACACTGCCAATGAGATGCCTCAGCGCAATTCGCTGGTCAAACCGGGCGTTGGTTCATACGCCCAGTTTTCGAATGCCGCACAAGGCGTTCGCGTCCAACATCGCGAGTACCTAGGTGACTTGACGCAAGGCGCCGTGGCAGGCGCCTTTTCCTCCACTTCTTATCCCATCAACCCAGGCCTCTTAGCCTCCTTTCCATATTTGGCTCCAATCGCTGCAAACTTTGAAGAATACCGTATCAACGGTCTCGTCTTTGAATTTGTTTCGACGACAAGTCCTTATTTGGCAGGAGGTGCGATGGGTTCGGTGGTCATGGCCATGGAGTACAACCCGGCTGCCCCAAATTACGCCACGAAGATTCAGATGGAGAACAGTGACTTCGCGATTAGCGCGAGGCCTGATCAAAACATGATCTACGGGGTGGAATGTGCGGTCAATACACAAGCGATGTATATGATCCGCCAGGGCAACAACACGACTCTTCCCTTGACAGCGACTGATTTGGGCAATTTTCAGATCGCAGTCGTCTCTCCCATTGCGGCAAACACCGTTCTTGGCGAGATTTGGGTTAGTTATGATGTGGAGCTCTTTCGGCCCAAGGCGCAGACGGCTGGACAGGGCTGGCTTCACTTGACGGCCACGGGTGGCGGCGCCGGCACGTTTTTGACGGGCACGCCATCTGTTCAGTCCGCTCTCGGTGCGCTTTCGGGGGTCACCGCTTCTGCCATTTCAGGCGCGGGAGTGTTTACCTTCAATTTGCCACCGTTGCCGGTCGGCACAGTTTTCCAGGTCATCGTTGAGAAGCGAGCGACCGGGGAGACCGCCGCAGCCGCCCCGAGCACCGTCACCTGTACGAACACGACCGCTGTGAATGCCTTTGGAAATGGCACCACATTGGACAGTTCGTCAAGCGCGTCGATTTACGTCGCAGCTGCAGGTTTCGGCTTCTTTACGTTCCGTTCAACTGGCAATGTCACTGTGACTGTTTCCACTTTCTCAGCTGGTGTCGGCGCAACGTCGCAGACAATGGACTGCTGGGTCAGTGTGATTGGTTACGGGTTGTCTGACGGAAACGTTTAGATGGGCGGCTGACTGAGGGTCAGCCTCGACCTGAGCAGGTCGTTAAACTGCTCGAGCCTCAGACCTGGGTAGGTCGTTAAACTGCCCTTTTGCGCTTATCGTTTGTTTACGTTTAGCGTGGGACGTCGGACAGTCCTTAAATTCCGTGAGCTGGCAGGCTCATGATTGCTGCCGGAGCGTTGGGGGGCTCCTGATTGCCCTCAATAGACCGAGATGTCGATAAACTATATTTGTTCCCCTCGCGAAATCCGACTCAAATGATTGTAAGTCTTTCGAGCATTGATGAGTTGGTTAGCAGGGGATGTGGTGTTTTTCTTGCGGTTAAGTTTGTCCAAAGGTTGCAGAAGGCCGTACTTCGCGCAGGGTGAAACTGCGTCATCAAGCGGGGTAGCACATCACAGGCGGTTTCCGTACCGTACTACTGCAGACGCGAAACGTGGAATAGGGAGCCATACCCTTTAAGTGGCATCCGCTATGGATTGTTCTCTTCATAAGTTCTCTATTGCTTCCTCAATATCTTCAACAGCTCCGGTTCGTGGCTCCATGTTAACGACCACCGCATCAAGCGTTCCCGCCCCGGACAACGGCGGAACGCAACATCCCGGCCTACCTCTTGCCGAAGAACAACTGAATGTTATGAATTATGGGGCCCTCAACGGTGGTAGTGATTCCGTCAATTTCACTCAGAGCGGTAGTGGTGATTCCGTTAATATCACCGACAACGGTAGTGGTGATTCCGTTAATATCACCGAAAACGGTAGTAGTGATTCCGTCAATATCACTGCGGGGTTTGTCGGCCCATCTCTACCTGTTGCTGATCGTAGTGACGGGTCTGAGCAAGCTGAACGTCCATTTAAGCGGGCCTGTCGTGGCCCTGATCTTCGCTGCTGGCTGTGTGGGTCTTCATTTGATCCGTACGAAAAGGAGTGTTGTCGAGAAGCCATAGTGTTTTGGCTTGAATCGCTTATGGACGAACAGTGGGTCGACTCTCTCGAGCCTAGCCATGATTGGCACGCCACCGCGAGGATTGGTGAAGCTGATCACCCCGGCCCCAAAGGCCCTCACACTCAAAAACACGTCCGGCAAGTTGAGGCTCGCGCTGGAGTGTTAGTTGAGCAGGGAAAATGGGTGAAGCCCAAGGTTGATTACGTCGAATACGGAGCTTGTTCGAAATGTCAGAAACCATGGCGCATGACCGTGAAGGAGCGGAATAGATTGGCCAAGAAAGTCAGAGAAGCTACTGACGAAAAGCCATACACTTTCCCTACTTCGTGTCAACCGTGCCGACAAGCTAAGCGAGTCGAGCGCGAGCAACGGGAGGCGCGTCGCGCTGAGCAAGAGCAACAGAGCCTGCAAGAAAGGATTCCTGGCGAACCTTCTTGGTCTTCAGACGCTCCGGAAGTTAAGGAGGAGCAAGTTCAGCGGGAGGACAAACCGCTGCAACCTGAAGGCGCGGCCTTAGACGTTCCGGATGCTGCTGAGCCTAAAGCGGGTCTTGTCGAGCGTTGGCCGTACAAACAAGAAGATGACGAAGGGGGATGGGACGAGGACGCAGCGGACAGAGGGGTGTATGATGATTACGAAGGGTATGTGCCTCCTCGGATCGAAGCTGCGCCCCCTCGCGCCCCCCCTCCTTTACCGCCGCGGCCGCCGCGTAGAGCCAATCCACCCCCTCGGGCAATGGAAAGGTTCGAAGAAGTCCCGCCTGAAGAGCCGGACCACGTGGCCGCTGAGGATCGCCCTTTTATTCCCGAAGTGGCCGATGGAGTCGGGGAAGGGCAGGGTTTAATCGTCGCCGAGGAAGAGGTCGGCGTGGGTCGGGCGTTGGGTTTAGCTTTCCCGAACTTGGACCGCGCTGAGATGATCAACGAGGCGGGTGCTTTAGTGGTGGTTAAGGAAGATGGTGAGCAGGTCGACCAGAGAATAGCTCCGGTTGATCCTGTAGTCGCTTCCATTTTGAAACCGCCTCCGAGGCCCCCGAGTGCGCCACAGCCATCGAAACCCGGCAAAGTTCACTACCACCCTATGAGACCAGGGGAGTTCACCGAGGCGTTCGGTGAGGAGTGGGGAAATGCCGTGGATCGTCGAGTGGTTCCGCAGTCTCTGTCCATGGTTCTGTCTTGGAGAGATTTGCCGGACGTGTTGAAGGTTGAGGTCGTTAAATGGGCGATGGATCGCGTGGGTTGTTGCTTACCTACTGTCAGATTTGACAGGTACCGGTTTCAAGTCTGGTACAAGCTACACCCCTCCGCTATCCCGGATCCCACTTGCGATGTTCGGCCGCTGCACCACCGCACTGTGCCCTTAAAATCGGAGGCGTATCTCGCGTCCGTATCATGTGACATATTTGTATATAAGCCGAGGCGCAAGCCCTGGCATTGCTTCGACCCGGTGGGGAGCCAAATGTCCGCTTACCAACAGCTGATTGGCAACTGGAAGCTTAAGGCTTACCTGCCCACGATTCGTCGAGGTTCTGTGTCTATGCGTATTTTTGTTGATCAACAACATGTTTGTCTTTCGTGTTCAGAGAGCACACTCCGTCAGAATTTGCTGGGGGTCATGCAAAGCTTGAGCGTTAATGCTCCGGCACATGTGCCCATCATGGCGATGATGAAAGAGTTGTTGCTCGCATGGCGTTACACTGTCTTGCACCGTGACTTGGTTGTGGATTATCCCATCCACGACTGGTTGTGGGGCATGGCCGTGTGACCTTTTTGGCACCCGCTGTATTCTACCCCCGCAAGCGACTGTGAGCTTGGAGCCTTTCTTCTAGACCTTGGGAAAGGCAAGTTGCTGGCGGTAGGAAATTTTAAAGGTTGGATGAGTCAGGACCCTTTTGTTCTGAAACGTTCGGCCATAGATACGGCGGGTTGGAGTACTCGAGCCTATGCGTATGGCATCGAGATGTTAGAAGACAACGGACGCAGGCTCAGCGTCGGTCAAAATCCAAGCAGACACCCTCTGATGAGCGCTGTTGCGGCAATAGGCCGCCAGTTGCACGCTACTAGTGTGAGTAGCGGGAGGGTTTCCACATTTAGGGACGTGGCCAAGTTCCTGTGTCGGAAAGTCATACAAGAAGTGAGTGACGCTTTGCGTCCCGAGCAGCTTAACCCGGTAATAGATCGGAAACTGTTCGATGAGCTACTTGCACACAAACCCGCGTCGTTCCGAGACGACATTTGGCAGATGCATGAGAACGCACAGATCGGTCGGGTCGATGGCGATTATCGCAGAGCAGGCGCTTTCGTTAAACAAGAGGATTCGCATAAGTCGGACACTCTTCGTACGATCAAGCCCCGTGCGATATCGACTCAGACGCCAGAAATGTATGTTCGCGCGCTGCCGGTGTTATTGGTTCAGCATCTCCTGTACAACACCCCCGTCCTGAGACAATGGATGACTAAGGGTAAAACCAAGACCGAGGTATATGACATGGTCAAAGCCATCATCAGCCAAAGTCACGTCTCACAAGACGTTTCTGGCTTCGAGAAGGCAATGACTGTTGAAATGAGGATCGTTGAGATCGAATTAATCACTAAGTTGTTGAAAGTGTTAGGCTTATCTGTAAGTGCTGCGTTTGTGCACCGCATCATGAAGGAAAGTCGACACATAAGCACGAAGTATTATTCATACTCGGTCGGGGTTAGGTGTTCGGGGGATTATTGGACCAGTCTAGGGAACGGGCTTGCCAACATCTGTATTATTCTGACGGGACATTATGTCAAGCATGGGGACGGGCGTTCCCTTGACGACTGGTGGTTGGAGGCGAGAGATTTGAAGTTCGTGACCGAAGGCGACGACGCTCTCATACCAGAGAGCGTTGTTGATAGGTCGACGACTAAAGAGCTTATGATGGAGCTCTCTTTAGCCACTTCTGCCGATGTTCCAGGAGGAGCAGATTTTCTTAAGACCACTTTTTATCCAGTTTTTGATTCGACCGGTTCACACTGCGGGCGATTGGGCAACACCTTGCGTTGGTGTCGTAGTCTGATGTTTGTCCGTGGTGAGAGGTTGCGTCCTGGTAAAGTTCGGTTTCTTTGGCGAGCTAAAGCGCTTTCACTTTTGTATTTGGCACCAAACCACCCTATTATCACTTCCCTTTGCTATCGTATCGATGAGCTTACTCGAGGCGCCAGATGGTTCCGTGGCGCCGAGCAGCTCTCACGTAAGTGGGGATTGGTCTGGGAGGATTTAGGTGACATAGAGAAGGCGTTTCCGAGGGGAAAAGATTGGGAGGTCTCGGAGGCTTTGCGCATAGCGTTAGCGCACAGCACGTGTCCTGAGTTGCCACCCATTTCTGTGGATAGTCAATTGATTATGGAGGAGTCGTTTCGCAACTGGTCGCCTGGACAGGCGATTCAGATTTGCGGGGAATGGCGAGCATACCCGGAGTATGGATCGGCTATGTCGGACGTTAGAGTACGTCCAGAGCCCATCATTTCCGAATTCAAGGACGCTGTCGTGGCGTCCTTGTGGCATTGCATGCTTAATCCTTCTCCTTAGACTAACCACTGTCGCAATGCGTAAGCCATGATCGTTAAGAGCGGCCATGCCGGATGGACGGCTAACGGGCTTAATACAAGCCAAATCGCGTAGTTGCGTGGTTTAGGAATCCTTAAATCCAGGTTGGAACACCTATTGAGGCAGAAGCCTTACCTCCGCTGGTAAAGCGAACGGGCGGTAACGCCAATCGTAAAATGCGAGTTACTCTACTTAGTGAGCGTGCACATAAGCCATAGAAACATGGGTCCCGACGGGTGATAATAGCCGGGACTAATCTTGCTGGGCTCCGTCTTACGGACGGATGTTCCCCCCCC